CTGTGTCCGTGGATGGAAGTTCAAGTGAAAACAATGTTGATGTTGAAAGTTCTTTATTTTCAAATGGAATTCCTGTGATAGGAACTTCAATATCTCGACATTATCAACAATCTGGAGACGATGGGTCGGTTTCTTTGGATAAGCTTGTTAACCTTTCAGCAGGAGATGTTGTTGATTTGCGCATGCAGTTTTCGGACGGAGGCGCAACCACATCACTAACTTTTACAACTCATAATTTAACCTGGAATCTCATTAAACTTTAGTATCCATAGTACGACAAGTTGGTACACACACAATCGTACTCACCAGTGGTGGTTGATCTCCCACATTGTAAGCTGTAAGGATCACACATGTAGCTTGAACTAATGAAGGGAGCGTATACAGGATACGCACCTACTCCACCCCATCCAATGAGGCGCCCGGGATATGTGCGTCGATAGGGCCTGTAGCCATGGTGAGGCCTGTGGTACCGCCTGCGCCCCCCGTGAGCTCTTGACTTTTTGGGCATGGTGTTTGTTTTTTTAATAACGTTGAAGATTTTTGTAGGCCATAAAATGCAAGGGTTGTCCAGCATCATTACCTACCGCATTAAGATACGATGGTTGTCCGGTCCACAATTTTTGACCCATTGGCCCTGGAATGGGATATGTTGGAATTCGAGTTTCATAAGGAGTGTCTTGAGGTACAACGAACGCCAACGGCACAGAAACCCCGTATTGTCTTAGGTAACAGCAATTCACCCGGGCGGTATCCCCAAGTGGTGCGGGACATGGTCGATTTGGTTGTGACATCTTTTTTTGTAATGCGTTCTAAATTAAACTTTCCACTTTTTTGCACTTTGGCTGAAAAAGAAGATGCCTTGCGGTTCAAGTTCAAATTCTTCCTCCATGGATATTGCCCTCCCCAAGAAGATCGACGCGCTTGTCAAATCTCAAGAACAATTTTAGCTTCACATGCCACTAATTGGCGAGTTCTCAAGGTTTTTTTAATTTATTAAAGCATAAAATTTTGCTGAACATAAGTTTTGAAAGCTGCATGTACTTCTTCATTTTTGATACTGCTTGGGGTGTGCCGGAGTATTGCCGAAACTAAGCCCAACGTTGGCATATCGTGCAGCACCAGCTTCATGTTCACCGCACACGTGCATTTTGATCGTTTTCCACCACCACACTTGCCGCTGAGAGGAGTCGTGCGCTCAAAGGATTTCCAGCCCTTGATGAGAGGCGCCAAGTTGTGTGTTAAAAAAGGGCGGTCAGTTTGTCTGGTGTTGCGGAAAAGGTTTTGAGAATGATCCGTCATTTGCAAAAACTTTTGAACATCAAGTAGTTCTTGGTCAGAAGGACTAAACTCAGTCACAGCCGCACCCAACGTAGACAGGCTTATCCAGCTTTGATTAAGCGCTTGAAAGCATGTGGCATTGTTGAATGATTGCCGATTATACTTGAGGGCTTTTCGTTTGTCTGGAAATTGGTGCCTCAAGTTTTCGAGGAGATGCCGCACGTCTGCATAAAAATGAGAACTCAAACAAAGTTCATTTCGTTGTGGGTTGTAGATCAACCAAACTAGTTTGGCGTGGCGGTAGATAACACCCACCAACAACGTCCTGAACTGATACCCACAAATCGTGGTACGTACAAGCAAAGGTAGACGAGTGGTTAGAGCATCCAGCACAAATTGTTGCTGTTGTGACACGTGGTTCGGTAGGTAAATCCTCGCCATCTGGGAACCCAAAAGCCGATTGGCATATAGTAAGCCCGCATACTTGGTATCATAGAATCTGGCGTTTCGCCTCTTGCGCCTCGACCCTTTTTTAAATTTCGCAACCTTCCCATAACTTGCCTTGTACCGTTTTGGGCTAAACGGTGGGGCATCGAAGATGTGGCTCCAGCAATCTTGCGGCATAACAAACCTTTATTGTGGTACCCACCTCCCAAAACCGGTTAACCGTTTTGGTAGTACACGTCAAATAGCGCGGGTCTTCGAATCCTGCGATTCATACATGCCATAGACTTTTGAAAAGAATCCCAGTAACGATTGTCGGGATCCTCTGAGAAGTACCTGTAGGCGGTAGGTCTCACTACGCGCCCGCGCCCGTGTGTGTCGATGGGTCGGCTTAGAGTCCGGGGACGATCCTCAAAGATGTAGTATTTGTAGAATAGCTTGCGCCTTAGGATATCCGCATAGTATACCTCTACCATCTTGGCCATCACGGCTGCGTTAATCGCAGCGATATTCATATCATTTAGCGCCGTCGTAACGATGCCAGATGTCTGCAGAAAAAAGTAGTCATCCGTTAGAACTTTGACCGGAAAACCGGCTCGACGAGATACCTCGTTTTCGATTTCTCGAACAAGGCCTTGTAGGTTACAGAGCCTCCAGAATGCTTGAGTTGTCTGAGTAACCATGTTCCCAGACCGATTATAGCGTTCCTGCATTCCTTGGAGGTCTTGAACTGAATTTGAATTCTCGAGCATTGGGGGTTGACCCATAATTTGTTCCACTCTGGAAGGTACGGGGGGGCCAGCATTCCATTGCATCTCTGGTCTTTTTTTCCCTTAAGACTAAGAAAAATGCCGTGTCAAGTTTGGCTCGGAATTGATATTGGGGTTCGGAATCTCAGTTATTGCTACTTGCGTCAAGGAGAATGGGGGAACTTTTATGTGGATACTTGGGAACATAAGGATTTATTGACCGAGTTCACACCTTACCTTTCCTTTAGAGACATGGATTGTATGGAAATTCATGTTCTGGCTCAATTGGTCCTACCTCAACTATTCCCTCGACAAGGATCCAACATCCACCATGTGGTGATCGAAAAGCAACCCGGAGGTCGCGCGGGAGGATCTCAAAAGCTTGAAATGTTCTCTCAGCTCATCTTTAAATACTTTGATGATTGGAGGAATAACTTGCGCTTTGGTGAACAGCTTTGCAGTGTACGCATCCAAAGCGCTCAAAGCAAGTACTGTAACAAATGGTTGCAGCGATACGGGTGGAGCAAAGAGAAGGGCTATAGGAAACGTAAGGCTCTGGGTGTCACACTGGCTCAGCAACTCTTGGAAGATTCAAAGATTAAGGTGCTTTGCTCAATTCCCACCAATGTCAAAAAGAAAGATGATCTTGCAGACGCATTCCTGTTAGCCTTTTATGCTGCCGAATTTAAACCAAGTTTTGGAGCCCCGCATATTACTCCGGCCACTGAGGGGAAGCAAGAGAGGCCGCAGGGGCCACAGGGGCCGCAGGGGCCGCAGGGACCGCGGTTGCCGCCGGAACCGATGGGACCTGACCCAGAGATTCTCTAGAATACGTTGGTTCCATTCGTTCACTCATGATATTGCTTGATAAAAGTGGATTCTGATAATTTGATGATGGTGTCATTAAGTATCGCGAGCCACCTTTGCTGCCGCTGGTCATGATGATCACGGTCACCAAACCCCCAACAATAAAGGCCACAATGATGGCAATGGTATCATAATAGTCCCATGTCCAGCATGGTTCATCTTCATCTTTTTCCACAGACTTACGAACAGTGTAGTAAATTATAAAGCCTAATGCAAATACGGCTAGACCGATAAGACATGCAAGTAGAATGGAGTGCATCGAGGGTTTTTATTATGAAGATAGAAAATTTTCTTGAGCTTGAACCAAAAATGAAGGGAGAGCCACAGGGGGTTGGGTTTCTCGGTTAGCAACCATGCGAGCGACCGGTACTGCCAAAAAATCCTCCATCTTTAGTAGAAGTGCCGCAAATAGAATGTACTTCTTCTTCTCAGATAAAGTCTCCATAGAATTGAGAACTTCGCATTCAAGGCAAAGAGATGGTGGTTCTGTCTGGACCTGATGTTCTAATTCTTGCATGGTTGGCGCAACCCAGTACTTACACAGTTCGTAGCGCCAGATCACTCCAGGGCAGTTTCCAGACACCAACTCGTAGGTTTTGCGCATTGATAATTTCGCAGAAACAAAGGGAATCAAGCTGTGCTTCATTTCCACTGGCTGTTCCAGTTTTAGGGTGACTCGGGTTAGATGATTGGTTAGTTCCCAGCTTGGGTTAGGTTTACCATAACTCAGATCCACATGACCCAATCGGACTTTCTTGATGACAGACACATTCTCTGGATTAACCATACGTATACGATGACCATCTTCAGTATAGTAATCGTAAATTAGGTGCCAATCCTTTTGATCGCGCCAAACAGCACATTGATCCAATAGGTTGCCCACCACATCAATGATGGCGGGACTGATATTGTTAGAGAAACGACCATCCACATATTTGCCAAAAAAGGCTTCGATCTCGAGCTCACCATCGAGGTTCTGTTGGGTTACTTGATTGTAGAGTTGAACCAAATTGTCTGCCGCGGCCGCCACTTGTGGCACTTGGCGGTAAAAGGCCACTTTGAACATTTCAAAATTTTCCATTTTTGTACCTTTATTATGTTTCCTCACTTTCCGTCGTGTTCTTGTGTAGGGTCGGATATTTTCGTCGCTCTTTTACAAACCACTGTATGGCACAATTGGACGAACTATGGAACAAAAGCTTTGAAGAGATCGGGCCCCCTGACGATGAAGTGGAGCAAGAGGAGTTGAACTTGGCGGAAATGACCGATTGGGAAATGTTTCAACAAATCTTTCTCACCAACCAGCTCACCCACACCATTGTGGAACAAATAAGCAATGATGAACTATTTTCCATCCTCGATGAACTTGACGAGCAAACGACATGTCTCTTGGATGCGGTGGATTGGTTGGAGCCTGCCAAGGCCTTCTTTCAGTTGCGCAGGGAGACTGAGCTAACGCACGAAAATATCGAAAACATGACCCGGCGGTACATGTTTGCGCTAGCAGCGCTCGCTAACATTCTTAGGGAACGCAACCTGTTGTCGGACGAAAGTCTGGCCACTCAGGACATTCGGAAAAAGCTAGTAAAAGTCACCCGGAGTATCAAGCATGGTAGCCAAAATCTCATCACTGAACTGCGTCGACAAGCACTCGATGAAGGGTTGTCGGACACTCAAGCCAGTACTTTCAACCACTTTGAATTCAATACGTTTGACCGAAACAAGTTCACTCCTTTTCAGCGCTTGGTGGTCGAAATTTTGGATAGGTGTTTTCAGCAGGAGCTGCGACGGTATCAGGGGCTTCCTTACGAGCAGATCAAGGTCTGTCATGTTATGGACAAAGACTACGAACACTTTTACATGAAGTCGTCGGATTTTCCTAACCAAAACCCCGACTACTCTCTAAAGGCCACGTATGATACCGCTGCATGGGAACCTTCAAAGCGTCACAAGCAACTGATAGACTTGGTCTATGCCTGCTGTCGCAAGGACACCAACTTTGGCCCATGGATGGACTTAACCATGTGCTCTCCCAACAAGCTGGTGGAGTATCTCTCGGAGTGTCAGGATCCCGAATTCCCAGAGTTCAAGAGAGACCGGCTATCTAGGGCTTTTTATAATGGTTGCTTGCGCTTCACCGACAATGAACAACCTGAATGGTACTCGTACCTCAAGCTCTGCAAAATGCCATCCACTCTGATTGCTTCCAAGTTTTATCCGCAAGAGTTTAATGAGGAGCTCATGCAGTATACTCGTTTCATGAACATCCCAACCCCCGCCTTTCAAGGGATCTTTGAGTACCAGGACTTTAGTCCGAGTGTATGTCAGCAGATCTACGCTCAGCTAGGGCGCATCCTTTACGAATTGGGATCCATGGATCGATGGGAAGTCATTTTATTCTTTATGGGTGTTGCAAGGAGTGGCAAATCCACCATGGGTCGGACTTCCTTAAAGTTTTTTCAAAAGGAGGATGTCGGGATCCTTGCCAGCAGCATGGAAGCCACGTTTGGGTTGGATGCACTGGTGGACAAATTGCTGTATGTTTGCCTCGAAGTCACCAAGGCTTGGAACCTACCCCGCGCCGACTTTCAGAGCATGATTTCAGCAGAGGAGGTGTCTGTTCGCGGCAAGTTCAAGGTGGCTAGAACTGTCAAATGGTCAGTTCCAGGCTTGCTGTTTGGTAATGAACTTGGGCCATGGATGGACTCTTCGGGAAGTATTGTTCGGCGCCTGCTTGTTGTGGAAATGCTGAGGCGTGTGAATGAGGTAGATACTCAACTTGATCAGAAGATTGAAGGTGAACTTCCAGCGCTCATGTATAAGCTCCAACAAGCATATCTTTCCCAGATCCAACGCTGCGGTGATCACGGTATCTGGGAAATGGTCCCAAAATACTTCACGCTCATCCAAACCAAGATTGCCATCAGCACCAACCCCATCAAGGAGTTTCTCCACAACTGCCCTGAATTGGTAAGGGGGGATGACTACAAGATGCCACTTTCCAAGTTCCAAGCTCAATTGAAAGCATACATGAACAACAAGAAAAACACATCCACCTACAGCATCGAGCAGATCAAGGATGTTTTTCAGCAAGAAGGTGATCTTACCATCAGGATGGATGAAGTGGACTGGAATGGGCAACATTACAAGGGACTCTTTGTATTTGGTTTGACTCTTCGTGATAAGGTCAGTGAAGTTGATGAATCAAAGAAAGTGGCTGATGGCGAAGCTCAAAAAAAGGCAGAGAATGCTGCAAAGAAGGAAGAACGCCAAGAGCACGAAAAGCAGCTCAAGGAACAACCGCTTAGTGTGATCATTCGTGGTCTATGCAGAGGGCTGCGAAAACCACCAGCCACAGGTAAACCCGTCCGATACGTTAACAAACCCGTGACATTACCGTTGGTTCAACGCGTCAACCAACAAGTTGAAGAGGTTGACCTACCACCCCCGAGCAGACCCAACTCTTGGCAAGCTCCTGAAGAACAGGAAGCCAAACTCCAAGCAAGACTGGAATCCTCATCATCCTCCTCTCGCAAACGCAAGGGGCGTGCGGAGGGCGGAAGTCAGCCTAAACGCAAAAAGGGCAAAGGGGGAAAGGGGAAAAAGCGGAAGACCTCCGAGACCTCCTCTCGGCCCTCCAAACGAACAGCTACGGCATCTACCAATCCATACTTTATTGATCTCGCTCAAGTTCACCCCGAAGACTGTGGACTCCAAGTTGGGGATGTTAGGCCTCTGGAGGATTTAGAAAATCACGAATAAATTCTAAATTACCAACCATAACCCTGAAATCCAAATATTTTTCTTTGAAACCTGGAGTATTAGCTGGGTATGGGTTTACTTGGCTCCGAGGGATTATTATGTCTGCTGCTGATTTAATTTGTTTAGGAATAACACCTTCCTTCGCATCCAGTGCTAGAGCATTTCGTCTGATTTTCTCAAATTCATTCACGATGTCACTATACTTTATGTCACCTAGTTTTGCATTGGGTCCAACATTTAGGTCAATGAACTCACTAAGAACAGCATCAGTTATTGCTCTGATATCCCATAAAGTCAGCATTTCATAGAATGTTATAATCCAGCCTAATTTTTGCACAGTGTCGCTGTGGTCAGTAATTTTGCCTGCCAAATACACATTAGTTAGTAAAGTTCGCAAGTTTTCTCTCTTTGATAACGCCATGGCCACTGTTTTTCCATCACATCGTAGGGTTTGAAAATCTAATATTAAATGTTTTTGTTCCTGAACCATTCCTGACCTTTGTTTAAAAACAGCCTCAGCTTTGGACATGTAAAATCCTTGCAATTTCATGATGTTTGTTGAGAACTCCTTACAAGCCCCTTGAACTCGACCAACAATACCTTGAGCGGTCTGTAACTCTCCCTGAAGTTTCTCCACCTGTTGCCGCAACCCTTGAACCACCTGGCTCTCCGCCTGCATTTCGACGTCATCTAGGTCCACATTCAGTTCCCTTTGTGGGGCTTGTTGAGCATGAAGCTCCGGAATGTCACGAAGTTTTTGCAACTTTTCCGTGAGTTCTGGCAAAGCTGCAGGTAAGCTTTTAGAGTCTGTTTCGTCATGCAGCCATTTTTCAAGCTCCTGAACTTTATCACATCGCGTCTTGGCATCGTTACCTGGAAAAAGCTTCTTCGTACATTCAACGAGTCCGTTGAAGTTCTCAGCTGTGGCAAGTGTCGGAAAGACTTGCTTGTAATTCGCTAACTCCTCTTGATCCTTACTGTACGTTTTCCTGAGTTCTTCAACCTCACCCACTGCTCGAGCCAAAGCTGGTGCTTGCTTATCTGGTTGTAGAGTTTTCATAATCTTTTGCAACGCTTCAGGGTGGTCACCAAACCATGTGGGATGGGGAGATTTCGTATCCTTCAACAACCAGTCCAAATAGTTACCTAACAACCCTTTCAAAAATGCTTCGACTCTAACTTTGCTTGTTAAAACACCTTCAATTTTGTCTAGGCTTCCTGTGTCCATAATTTTTTGGTAATCTTCTAAAGCATTGAGTAAATCTTTTACCCTCATGGGCTCCCATCCTTTCTTAGGCGAGTGACGTAATAGTGGCTCTCTTTTTTTCAGAAACTCTACTACACTTTCGCAAGTGTAGGACTTTCCAACCGAGGCCTCTGTTACTTCTTTCAACACTCGAAGGACTTCTTTTAGAGCATCTGATTTCTTTTTAGATTTGTCCTGTTTCTTTCCTGCAAGCAAGGGCAATGTAAGTCCAGACGCAGGCCAGATACCTCTTAGCTCGGCACCCTCTTGTTCTTCTTGCCTAAGTTTCCTCTTACATCTTTTCAACTCTTTTTGGGCTTTTTTGCAAGTCTCAGATAGATCGTCTGCTCCTGTGCCTCCCCAGAGACGAGTTATACCCATATACCCTGCACCTAGAATGGTCAGGATATCTAGGATGCGGTCGAACTTTTGCACATATGATACTCCTTTGTACCTTTTAGTCACCTCTCGCAACATCTTACGATCCTCTTGTCTAAAAGCTTCTTGTAGAGTGGCGTACATTCCGGGACCATCCCCTGCCCTAACTCTTTGCTGAAAGTAAGGATGGGTTTCGATAGGATAGCCGTGGAGATCCATGGTTTGCACACCTGGGTAAATGGCTTGAACGATTTCAGGAGCAACGCCACAATCCTCCATGAGTCTCTGGGCAGAAAATGTACCCAATAGCCGACTGTTGCGCTCTGCTTGAGTTTCTAAGAATTTTTTAAACAAATTTACCATTCTTTTTTTATTCAGGAGTCTTGAAAATATCTGGGGCAGGTGGCGCGCTTACTGGGTTGGACGGGAACACAAACTTCAGGTGGGGGCCGACTGCGCCGTTCCATACCAGTGAGACTTTTAGAGAGTGCCACAAAATCACGCCGCGCGTTCTGCATCTCCGACCACACCATAGTATCTGGAGATGCGTCGTGGGTCAGGCGCTTGGCGAATGTGAAGGGTTCTTCAGAATAACCAACTTGAGTCCAGATCTTCATCATGGCTTCAAACATGCGTCGGCGGGACGGCAGAATGCTCAACCATGTGGTCACGGTGACCTTCAGATCATCTGGTCTATTCTGCATGTAACGTACCACCCGAGCTTGCAATTGTTCGTAGGTAATGACACTGTCTGGGGGCTCCAAAATATGCATTTGGCGTATTCCGGGAAGACTGATACCTTCCACCATATGTGGTGGCAACAGTAAGAAGTCAACCTTACCTTCAAGGGCAGCCTGAAGTTGCTCATGTTTAGTTTCGCGCTCTAGGCGACTTGTGGTTAGACCTCGAGCCTCTGCTTCCGCCTGAAAATTCACTAAGCCTTGTTCAAAATTGCTCCAGATTAGTGTTGGTTCTTGACGCGCTAGGTACGCCTCAATGATGGCTTGGAATTTACGGCTTGGTAAGAGGTTACTGACCATGCGACCATAGTATTTGTAAGGTTGATGTTCATGTGCCTCATACACTTGAGCATGAACCTCAGATGGTAAAAAACCCAAATCCACAAACTCCTCTGGGCTAACCATACCCAGCATAATCTTTTGAAGTACCCTGACCTGGCTCAAAGTCAAGTCCTCTTCTTGAGTGGTGTACGTTACCTCCGGAAAATGACGTAACATGGCGCGATCCCGAGATAAGAAAGGATCGTAAGTAACCATATGAGCTTGTAAATCTCTTGACAGCCGCGACGCATCAAGCTCCACAATTTCACCCAAATCCTTATACATGTTAAAGCCTACCTTAAGTACATAAAGCCCCAAAAGGGACAACAGCGCAATATCTAAATTAGAAAACCATTTGGTGAGCGTGTTCAGCGGTTTGAAGAGCATGTACATAAAGCGCCAAATGGGTATAGTCCATCTAAACTTTTCCTGTTCGATATCCTTTAGCTTGAAAAGATCCGTGGGTATTTCGGGTGGGCCTTTCATGAGAGTCTTGTCTTCCTCAGAAAACTGGTACTCGTTTTCACACCCAGAGTCTCGTAATTGACAAAGCTGTTGTAGAAGTAACTTCAAGTTTAGAAGCACGGTGGATGAGGTGTGTGAAGGGCTGGCCATGATCTGTTGTTTTTGGTAAAATTTTCGAAAGGCACGTTTGTTAACTCCCACATCAGTTACGTCACTTGTAAATGACACTAATGTGGAAAAAAACCCTTGACCGTATATATCATCAAAATTGGCCAAGTAATCAATGATACCTTTGTTTTTTAAAATGTTTTCAGTGACCTTTTCCTTTTGATCACCAACAAGCCCCATTTCTTGTATTTGTTGTGAGGTTCGACGCTTAAATTGAAAATAAGCAACGATGTGCATAATGATGCGTGAAAAAATGGCATATGCTAAGGTCATCTGAATCATATTCTTAAAAAATTTGTAAGTAGGTTCGAGCACTATTGGGGTTAAGTAGCCTAAGGTAACTGCACGACTCACAGATACTTTGTAGTATTTGGCACGAAACTCTTTGCGAGTTGCAGGGATAATGTTGCGACCAGCTGCAATATTTACTAAAAGTCGAAGATCAGAAACCTGAGATCTAACTGGAGTCCCAGTAAGCAGCATAATCTTAAAGCAAATCTTTTGCAACTCTGTCATAATATGATCGCGTTTCCGAACTGGCCAGAGCCGATCTGTGGTCAAGAGCGGAACCAGGAGATGGCACTCATCGATAACACACACGTGTGAACGAGTGACTTTGGCATCTCCAAGCTCTTCAAATGTCAATAATTGGTACTCTTTCAGCTCGAACTGCCTTAAGCCACTCACCCACTCCGCGTGGGCACTCACGGGTGCCACTATCAGCTTCGGTCTTTGGGGAAAGTTGGCCAAGAATAGAAGTGCTGTCTTGGTCTTCCCGGTTCCCATGGTGTGGTTCACTAACAGTCCGTGGCGCGCCGGATACCTGGAGACTAGCATCTCGATGGCTTGGCGACGAAACTTCTTGTAATGAATATTTTTCGGAACCTTCGGAACCTTTGGAGGCATCTTTATTTTTGGATAAGATTTCAACTAAGTGCTTCAGAAGTTGACTTCCTTCTGGTGACCGAAAGAATTTCACATCAGGACTCATTTGATCTTCCCACCAAACTCTTTGAGGATCTGGAGAGCGCGGTACTGGGCTTGTTAAACGTGTCCGGGCATCAAATATAACCATGAATTGTGGTTGAGCCCTCCAGCTAACCAACAAACACTTGGAGCGCGCGTCGTATAGATGGAAAGACATGGTGCTTCGAGAATGATGCATCGAACATGGTCGGGCTTTGGGTAAATACCGCCCCCCAAGACGCATCTTGGCTTTTACACCATTGTGGGGGCGGCAGGTGACGGGTTGATCATCCCTAGATTCCACCACTATCTCACAATATGGCTGAATCCTCCAATACTCAGCTTCTGGTATTTGAAAAGTTGGTACTGGACCTTGTAAAGTATTTTGGAGTGCCACCAATCGCACTTTTTTGGGATGAACACCAGGGTAGAAACGGGCTACGCATTGTCGATGAGATTGACGGGGCTTCATGCCAATCCGAACACTGATTCTTTACATAACGTGACATATAAGAGCCCATCCGCGCTTTTAAACTTATCGTAAATGTAAGCAACGGTATCGCTACTCCTTGTAAGCTTCCCTTGCACAAAGATAACGTAACCATCGGCGGAGTCCAGCCGAAATTTGCGCCGGACGGTCATCATTAATTCATGCCATGATATCCTACTAGGTACTAGCATCTTGGAAAACGGGATGTCAATATTTCCGTCAAATATTAGAGGCGCGCGGTCGGGGTGTTTTTTACGGAGGCGATCTGCCTCTTTTTTGCGATCCTCAAATGAGTGATTAGCTTGGTAGGACATTTATTTTGTACTAAGAGTTGAAAAAAGCCACACCTATGAGCGATGAAAAACAACCATTCTTTGTATTAGCAATTAGCGGAGGAGGTTCCCGCGGATTGATGGCCTTGGGTATCATAATGAGAATTGAAAAATACTTGAAAATACGCTTTCATGAAGTATTTCACCTTTGCGCTGGGACATCGGCGGGTGCCCTCATCTGCGCGCCAATATGCTTTCACCATAAAACCGCATCTGAAATTGCTGAATATTTACCATTTCAGCGAATAATGCAAAAAAGTATTTGGGATAGGATTTTTGGTGTATTTCAGACCCAGCCCAAATATACTGGAGTTGGTAAAACCGAGGTATTGAGGAAGTTGTACGGAAGTGACGATCGTTGGACACCAACATCACCAATATGTCTGGTCACTATGTATAATTTGGATAAAGGTTGTTCTGAAGTTTGGGAAACAACCCCAGAAGGCGCAAGACCAAATTCTAGATTGAGCGATGTGTTGGACGCAACGAGTGCGGCACCTTTATATTTCCCAGCACGCCCCGTTAGCCCGAGTCCTGATATGTACATTGATGGTGGCGTTTTTGCGAATGATCCGAGTATATGCGCGTATGCGTCTGCTCTGAAATATTTAAAAAAGCGAGGAACACCCAATAGACCTATTCATTTAATGTACATTGGAACCGGCGAAATGAATCATGCTAAAGAAGGCAAAAAGCTCAGTAAATCTGGTTTAGTTCAGTGGTTGCCAAATGGCATTCATGAAATACTTCTCAATGAAACCATTATTCCGTGGCAGCTTGAAAGATTGACGCGACCGCAAGACCACATACTACGCATTAATCGAACATTAGGAGGAGTTGCTAAAGGGTTGGACAATTATTCGGACAACAACTTAAAACAAATGGACATATGGAGTCAAATTACATTCCTCAAGTTCTTGACCAAAATTGAAATGTTTTTTAAGTGTGTGAGTTCAGGGGAAACTATGTACAAAATTGGCCCTTCAAAATTTCCTGCTTAAATCGCAGAATATTAAACGACCAAGCGAGCTGCCGCCGCGAAAAAAAAAATTTGGTACACTTTTTTGAAAATTTTTGAAAAACCTCATTTCGACTCAAAAATCATTTAGGGCACTTTAGTCCACGGACCAAATTTAGGATGTGCGGTTTCCGAAATTCTTGGAAATTCCTAGGTTTAACAGCCCCCATGTTTAAATCGTAGAATATTAAACGACCAAGCGAGCTGCCGCCGCGAAAAAAAAAATTTTGGTACACTTTTTTGAAAATGTTTAAAAAACCTCATTTTACCTCAAAAATCATTTAGGGCACTTTAGTCCAAGACCTAAATTTAGGATTTTTAGGGCGCCCAGGTCCCACGCTTAAATCAAATGATGTTAAAGAAAGTGGTACATGTGTGTTTATGTTTAGTCCTGTTCATTTATTCAACATGTGTACACAAAGAGATGGATACTGCGCGAGAGCTTTCGTCGGTCCTTAACAAGATGAAACCCCTATCGGATGCCTCGAAAGAACGCAAACGCAAGCTTAAGGACCACATGGAAGCGCACGGCCCAGACGTTCTTCAAGCAGGTGGGAAGACCTATACCCTCAAGCGGCGCAAGGTAGTTCCCAGCCTTAGTTACAAAAGCTTGTCACAAGACCTGCAAGAATACGATGAAGACATCGATGTTTCGGGTATCGTGTCGTTTCTCAAAGACCGCAACCGAAAGCGCGCCAAAGAAAAGACATCATTAAAAATTAGTTAGTCTTTATCATCCAATGCTGAAATCTGAAGCTTTACACTTTGTCTACCACCTCTCCCTGATTTTGTCTTGGAGCCCGATGGTATGAAGAGGTAGGTTAAGAATGCCACAAAAATCATGATTGCATATGCAAGATTTGGGTAAAATATTAAGTCGGATTCGTCGTCTTCATTGGGCATGGTCTTAGCCACTACCATGTTGACAATTGCCATGACAAAAAAGAATAAGATCCAAAGAAAAGTTGATAATCCAGTTAAGGGATCATTACTGTAAGCCTTGTATAAACCAATGGTGCCAAAAACACAAACATTAACTAGCAACATAATAAATCCCGTCAAGTTCGACCACTGATAATAACCGTATGATGATAACAATGTGGCCACGAAAAATCCAAATAAAGCTATACCAAATATAATATTTGCTTGCACCATAGTAGTTTTGTTTATTCTTAAGCTTTACAAATTTTTTTACAGCGGCGTAAAGTTGGGATCATTCCTCAAATGTTCTGGGAGGGCTGAGGAGGTTGTAGCAGGCGGAGAAGGCTGCGCTGGCGGTGCCTGTCGGGGTTGAGGGGTGACTTGGGGCTGGTTAGGAATGGGTGCTGGTACTGGAGCAGCAGGAGGAACCGCTGAAGCTGACCTGGCACCCAAGAGACCTGCGAGACCACCACCCCCTCCCTTTTTACCCTTAGCTTTAGCTTTTTGACGTTTGTAATACAAGAACCCCACCACGATCACCACAACAGCAAGGAGTGCATATTTTCCATATTTTTTAAGTAAATCTGGTTTAGCGGGTTTAGGTGCCACAATGGGGGCTGGTGCAGGGGGTCCAAATGAAAGTCCAGGTGGCAAAGTCATTGAGGAAGGCTGAGGTGTTCGTTGGGAGTGGTGCTTGGATTTCGGCATCCTTTTTCTAACTCCTTACCTTTTTTTGGCGGCTCCCTAATCTGAACACACAAGCCCATACTGCTCGACTTCATTGAACTTACCCATTCGCTGAAAATACTGAGTATCTGCCTTTTGAAGCATTCCCTTCTTAGGTTTGAACCGAGTTTGTTCAACAGCAGATATTAGCATGGATCCAGCATAACTGTGGGCAATCCCGCGGTCTGAAGGATTTGCCCATCCGTGCTGGGTAAAGAGATCGAGTTCTGCAAGGTTTTGGGTGAGAGCTGCAACTTCGTGAAAGTCTCGCCCGCGCTCTAAATAGTTCGCATGTACCAGACCCATGCCATAAGATAGATCACCCAGGAAACGGCGGTTTTCTTTGAGTTCCGTCTGTCCCGGGGTACGGTGGGGAGAGCGGTCCATGATCTTTTTCGTCACATCAAATATGTTCCCACAATTATCCCCGTTATCTTCATACCCATCACATAAGTACTTCATGCGCCGAATATCCCCATTTGCCAGCCGGGCCAATCGTGACAATGTATCTGGTGAATGGTGATAATGGCGCTGACCATACGTCACAAGATCTGACGTCCAAAGTTGCCTGAAACAAATGGGATAACAGAGTCCAGAAAGCTTCTTCAATTCCCGTGCATTTTTATTGTTGCAAGTTGCCAGAATAGGAGATTTGCGCCCACGACCTTTGAGAAAATCAAGCAGCACTTGCACACCGCCTTCATCCATACCATCCAATTCATCAAATAAGATGATAGTCGGACGCTCACAAAACACTGCGCTAACATCACTCTGAAAACCACATCGATGAATGATGCTTTGCACTTGCTTGGCTCCGCGCGCATCAGAAGCATTTACTTCCACCAGTGTGTAGTTGTGCAGCGCAGCTAAAGCATGCGCGGTGGAGGTCTTTCCAACTCCAGGTTTACCATAAAGAATGGCTATCGGTCTAGAGGGAGCCTCCCCACGCAGGAAGTGTGCAAACCATTCTTGTAAAGACTTGAGAGCCCTGTCCTGCCCCACAATTTCATGGAGCAAAGGTTGGTAAATTTTCTGTGAAAAGGGAATTGGCCGGGCTTGGGTTTTCGGCGGAGCCTTCGGGGGAGCCTTCGGGGGAGCCCGAGTATTCAAAGGTTCAGGGACCTTCACCGGAGCCTTAGGGAGCACCTTTGGGCGGGCAACCTTACGAGAAGATGGCGCTCTTAGCAACAGTCGTAGGTTCTGCTGTCTTTGTCTTTTCTCGAGGGTCTTTTTCCTTTTGAGCTCTTGTTGTTGTTGTTGCTGAGCTTTCATTACCTGCTGCCGTTTGCGTGTTCGGCGTTGGGCTTGCTGCAACCGGGCTCTCTGGAGGCGATATCGGTTCATAGGCAGTCAGTGCTAAGGTGAACGGTAAAATTTGGTCCACAATTGGGGTGATGTTATCTCCGTTGGAAAAGTATGCTCGTAGAACTTGTTGGAACTGATCCGAAAAGACCTCGCCGTTAAGGAAATCCAAGACGTGGTTTAGCTTGGAATTGGTAGAGAACAGTTTGTACAAAACGAATCCAAACCCTAACAACAATAGGCCAAAAAGAACATATAAAACAATATTGTGAATATTCACCATTTGTTCTTTTATTATCTCACATGTTTATGAATCCATATCACAAGGTACAAGAACGCAAGGAAAATATAGATTCCCCAAATTATTGCGCAAATGGCTGTCAAATCTAGGTGCTCGCATAAACCGACGAAAAACCATGGAATTACCAGGTTTGCCATACTTGGGTAAAAATGACAATTAACATCCTGATATAGCTCAGCAGCGATGAATGCTCCAACCAAACTTGTTAAGTGCATTTTTCCTATTGAGTCAAAGATCTAACAAATATTGGCAGAAACACAATGCCAAACAGTTGCGCCCATAGACCTTTGTTGCCCACGAGAGTTTTGAGAATGGATTCTGGGACAGCACGCTGGTTAGTGATATCCTCAAGTATTGCTCCTCGCATTTTATCGGAGATCGTTTCTTTGTCAATTTTGTTAGCAGCGTAAGTAAGCACTAAAGGAGCAGCTACACTGGTCATAACAGTAGCCGTTTCTGCAGAAAACGCAGATTTTTTAAACTCTTTCCAGGACTTATACTTACCCTTTTGTTGAGCAATGGCAACATTAACCAACAAGGGAACCGCAATTGCGCTCACTCCTAAAAACTTGGCCAAAATTTGTTTGTACAGAAATCGGTCTATGGCTTCTTTTTGTAAAGCAGGTTTTACTACTGAAAGGAATGCCGATTCAGGCACCACATCCACAGCCGATCCTATGCACACAAAGAGAGCTTCTAGATGATAATACTCTTCTTCTGACTTAAGCAAATTTTCAAATATGTTGCCTCCTGACTCTTTTGGCTGGCGCCGGCTCAGGATTTTGCGCGCGAGCTTAGCCCACCAAGACTGGGGCTTCTCGTCAGTGGTTGTGACACCATACCAAGACAACCAAGCTGCCAAAAAATTACGGCTTGCCTTGTCTGGGTCAAAATCAGTGAAATCCATAAACACCGGAGTGTTTCCGTGGTCTCTCATGTCCTGGCTAGCAAGGTCTGCCAAGTACTGGCGATCCCAGGTTGTCTTAGGGTACGTATAGCGGTAGTGAAGCCAAGGAACTAAGATATCCGCTGTCTCCGCATAAGGGTTGAAGAGCTGCCGAGTAGTACCCAAAAGTTTATCATACTGACAAAAGTCTGCAAGGAAAAATAACCGCATTCTTTCTGAAGAGCATATTGATGTCATTTTACATTATACAGTCGTCTTTTCAACTGTAGCCGCTGTAGCCGCTGTAGCCGCTGTAGCCGCTGTAGCTGGTGTGGTCCTAGACTTGGACTCCGTGGGCTTTGTAGTCTTCGCAGGCTCCGATCGACCCGATCGCCACTTCTGAAATCGTTGCCACCAGTTAGATGCTTTTTGGCTATCCCACCATCTACCCAATTCACTATCCCTTTCACTCTTGGCAATCTTACTCACAAGTCTTGCTGCTGTGTCTTGATTGATGAATTTTTTGTTGTTTTGGCTCCGCCCGCCGACATCTACCCTGAGGGAATCATATACCTCTTTATCATCACTTCCAAGTGCCGTGGCTAACTTCTGCATCTGATCCCATTCCTCAGAACATGATGGGTCATTCTGAATCTTAGCTTTGTCGTCATCTGTTAGATCAAAATGCATCCCCAACACACCTTTCCAACACTTTACGGGAAACTTGAGGAAACGTCTTTGAAGCTCGTTTTCTTGTCCAGGCAAAAGTCTACTAACAGCAGCGGCCGCAACTAAACCAGCACCCACTGCACTGGCACCAGTGGCGACTTTTCGCAAGGTAGATGACGTGCTACTTTTTCCAAACATGTTCATACAGCGCTTGATCTCTTGCTTGTCTGCAGAACTTAACTCTGGCTTTTCACTGAGGGTTTTAAGTTTAAGATAAGCGCTCTCGGATATCTTTCGTAACCTCTCAGCTTGACTTTCATTGCGGCGTGTAGCAACCTCAACCGCCCTTAAAATATCTGGCCTTATCGTTTTGCCATCAGAAAAGGCCAATGCCGCATTATAGAGATCTTGAGCACTTTGGCTTTGTTGGATATCGAAGACTAGGCCTTGCAGCTGTTCCTTGCGAAGAACCGACAGGTCGGCGGGTTGCTTGGTGGGGCCATACTCCTGAATGTATTTGCGCATGTCGGGGACACTGGCACGCCCAACGGGTACCAATCGCAGGACAAGACCTTGGTACGATGTTAAGGATTCTGGCAATCCTTTGGCCCTAACTCCGCGTCTCATCATCCTACCAATATCTTCTTCTTGCACTGATAATCCAGCGATTTTCATCAGTGCTCGTTTAAGTTTAGGATTAGCGGGTACTTTTAGGTTACCACAAATGGTTCCACCCATTGCCATACTCACCAAGGAGTGCAGGTAGGTATTACGATTAGCAGGCGTCGCATTCCAACGAGTACCCCGGCAAGATATAGGTGGTACTGGATCTCCACCCATTGCATCACTAATCTTTTTTTCAAAAGCCTTTTTAGTAATCTTGGTATCAATCACATACTTGTGAAGAGCTTGCCTCAGTTGACGGGACATCTTTTTTCTTAAGATATAAAGAAAAACTAAGTCACGGAAAAAATGCAGAAATTAAGGAAATGTAAACCAACCACCTGTATTCCGTACGTTTCTGCAGATCAATATGTAGTTCAACCATTAACCCCTGGACAACCCCAGTGTGCTGGAGGGTTTTGTACATATCCAGTTCAAAATCCTTTCAGTTATGAGATCCCACCCAACGTTTGCTTTCCTGAAGCACAGCCGCCTGGGTTTTTCCCGGGTCAAAGTACCTCGGGCGTAGCCATGGATCCATCCACTGGTCAGATCTATCGCAAGGGCTCCAATCTAACCTTTTGTCCCAATGGTCAAGGGACTGCTCCCCAAGTTAATTTGGACCCTGACCGGCTACCCAATGGTGCACCCAAGCGGCCCAAGATGCGGCTTTTTCGTAAACTACGATCACAAGTACAGGATGCGCTACCTGATTTCGATCCTGCTGTTTCTTCGGAAGAACGCAATGAAAATGCCAGTTATGGGTATCCTTACGATGAACTTGAGTCTCTACCCAATCAGACATCAGCCACAAGGTCTCGTATGTGCACGTTGAATAATATTTTTCCAGGTGAACAAGAGGTCAAAAGCCATCGTTGGGTAGCCCAGAACCGCTACGATGGTGAACAACAAGTGTCCAACATTTACGTAAAGCCTTACCCTACGGAAGCTGTCGAGTACACAAACAGTTTGTATATGACCCCTTATGATAGCGCGCAAAACAAGATTGCAACGGGTATTCTCAAGAACTCGATGACTGGGGAAATCTTTGAAACCTTTGAGAACCAGTTGCCTCCTCCAACATCCACCACGAATCAATTCCCAGAATATCAGTTGCGTCAGGCTAATCCTTTGCTTGTGTGGGCTCAGGGAGGCTATAACAATCATAAACCACCCCCAGCCAAGACTGAGCAACCTGGATATGTCTTTAACCCGGTGAGTGCCCGAGGAGGCGCGCCTCCATTTGGTTCATCAACCTTTGCGGATGATATTCGAGCCCAAAGCGAGGCCTTGACCTTTCGGGATCTGTACAATAACCAAGATGGTAACTTCCCTTGTGAGAGGTCTCTATATGGTGAAGCCCCTCAAGGCTATATTGGGTTGGTCCCACGTCTGCGAACCGTTCCCTATATTAACCCCACCAACGAGCTGTCATTGGAAGGCTACATGCCAGTCCAGGAAAACTTAAACCCTGACTTGCGCAAAAGGGAGCAGTACACTGGTAAGGTTTACGCTCGCAAGGCACATGTTTCGGCCACCAGAGGGGCTGCGGTGGGTTTGGTTAACGGAGTCCAGGCAGTCGCCGACATTCCGATGAAACTTGACAGAACACTTCAAAAGCGAGAGGATACACTACCCGTGGGTCCAGCTGGCCGATCTTTAGCCAATGGTGTTTTGGCCTCGGAACAAAAGCTTCGACCAACTCACTTAAAGGGCAAAACGTACAGTCGAACTGCCGCAGCAGCCGGGAGGGACTTTGCGAATGGGGTCCTTGTAGATGGCACAACTATCAGACCCACCACCAAAAATCCAAGTACTTACCGAACTGCCCCGGTCACCACCGGTATTCGCAGTGGTGTTATGGTCACTGACAAGACTGTTAGACACACGCTCAAAACGGCCGCTGTCGAAAATCCTTTCAGAACTGCGGGTATCAATGATCCAACGTTGGCCGCAAGCCGAGTGATCGCTTCACTCACCAAACTTAAGCCCACCCTTAAAGTTACAATGCAAGAAACCTTCCCAGTAGGTCAAGCTAACCGGGAAGGCGATGGTACCTATGTACAATTGGACAAAACGTTGAGACAGACCATGAAACAGGCGGATCCCAATCAAACCTTTGTACCCCCTGTAAATGCCGGTCACATGGGGGATTATGTAGGGGGTGGTCAATCGTCCACAACGCAACATCGTGGTTGTCAACAACAACTGTACCTACCATCTGCTTCAATGATCCCAGCTGCTGCAAATGGTACTTCAACCCGCATTGTACAACCCCTAAGCCGTAAAAGGCAATGGAACCCTGAAAACTTTGTGAAACCGATGGGACAAGCTAACTATCCAACAACTCGTTACTTAAATCCAGCACCCATGAGACCTAAACGATGCCTTCCTAACGAAGAGACCATGGGTGAGGATTCTTGTGACTTTTAGAATAAAAAAAACGAAATGAAACCAGCTGTTCAAAAAGGCCTTATCATCAGTGCTGCAGTGATTTTATTAGGATTGGCAATTGCCCTAATTGTAGTTTATGTGGTTACGAGCCCCCCGACCACTGATCCCGACCCCGAACCCGAACCCGAACCTTTTTTTACAAGATACTTGGGAAATTACTACATCTGATCGAATTGCCCTAGAAGCTTTAAATACAGGCTGTTTGCAAGATGATCTCGGAGTTGATCGGTGTCAATCGTGTAATATTCGCATTAGGAAATCAACTGGTAGTGGAAATATTAAACATATGGACAAGTTGTCACTTCAACTAGACAATGGTAAATATGTTCGGGTAGCAAAAGGAGAACTACTAGCTTTTCTCGGTGATGATGCAATGTGGTACGAAGTACATATTGCAGATAATAGTGATACGGTAACGAACAAAACACAGTTTTACTTAAAATATGCATTTACTAATCAATATCTAGGTGTCCAGGATGGGGAAATGGTTCTTGGAGTCCAGACACCCTGGAGAGCTAACTTGTGCGCCGAGCTCTAAGACCACTAGGTAATCTGTACCATCTATCTGAAGGTAAGTAAGCCAGCAAACGTTTCGTAAATGGGTCGCTCAAGTCACGTAAGTAAGGCTCTAGTCGTCTCTTAACAAATTCGCGCCTCTCTCGTCTCCAAGGTGCCGGTGGATCCACCGACAACCCCAACATAGTTAAGCCTTCCGGGGTATTATCCCAATACCCGTAGATACCAAAAAAACAATCTGTAAGTACATCTAACTCTTTACCGGGTTCAGAGATTTCCATTTTTTATTTACGAACGTTTATGCTTCTTGTGCTTCTTGGACTTCTTGGATTTCTTGGGTTTCTTGGATTTCTTCCGCTTCAGAGTCATTGGTGGGAGCGCCTTGAATTCCTCCTTCACATGCTTCATAAACTTGTCGGTCGCCTCGTTATTCCCAAATGGTGTGCTGCGATAATCCCCAAACGTCATTTTCTGGGGATCCACATACACCGTAGGAAAAAGTTGGCGTTTGTCATCATGAGTGAGTGGTTGAGAATCAGAAACAAAATCAGAACAACGCCCAACGCGCCTGCCATTGGTTGTATCACACTTGCAAGTGCACCTTTGAACAATGCCCCCAAGCGTGATTTGAAAATAAACCCGTTTGGATTGATGCCCCTTCTTGTGGCCAGATGGAATATAATTCAGGCACTGAGTCGAGCCTCGACCAGAAACAAACACAGTGTACTTGTTCTTCTTGGCGTTCAGGGAAATATGCCGCACAACCACACTGCTAAAGAAAGTATGAAACCGGTGTACCAAATTGAGCACTATCAAGCCCCTTTTAGTGTTTGGTGGAATCTCCGTGTTAGTCCTGCGGAGGGCGGCCTTTTCTTCCTTGGACTTAAAACTCACAACCTGCTTTGTTTTTTCCAGTTTGCGGAATTTGCGAGTCGAAGAGGCACCAGACCTCAGCAGTGCTTGGTGATTGCGGGTAACTCGTTCCGCAAATTCGGGATCAACTGCAGGCGTTCCGGGCGGAACCTGGAAAGCGGGATTAGGCTTGGTACCTGGAGCAGGCCGAAGTTTGGTACACATCAGCGCCTCACCATAAAAACTCTTGAGAAATGCCGTCTTTTTTTCATCAATTTTGTTGTCGCCTTCTGGGGTTGAACCATAGTACGCATATACACCATAGATGCGACCTTGATTAATTTTCCCCAACATGTTGCAATTCACACATCCATGATTGTGACAATTCGGGCAAACTTTGGATTTGGAAGACCCCAAGTAGCGCAGACTACCATTGATAACAGATGGATCAATGATGTCAGTGGCAGAGTTCACAATGCAACGAACTCGAGGAATGTGACGGGCAAATTCATCCTGCAGCGCTTGAGTTAGGATTAACCATTGCTCCACATTAACGTACAAGTTAGGAAAGACCACATGCATATTACCATCCTTGGATATTTGGGGAGCAGGAGCAGGTGCGGGAGTGGGGGCCACCGCCGGAAGTTCACGCAACCCATTCTTTTCTTCCTCAAGTTTGATGCGTTCTTCCAGGGTCATATTGGTTATAGGGACTGAAACAATTGGTGCTATTACCTTTTTTGAAGGAGCTTGTTGGGTTTGCAACCAACTGGACAAGTCACACACAATCATTGAAAATGCGTCGGTTCGCTTTCGGGCCAAAGAAGGATAAAAACGCTGCACCACCTGATTCGCTGTTTCCAGGAAACATAACTTGGCCTTGTCATCCAGTTGTCTCACCGGTGCCTTAAGTTGCAGGTCAAAATCAATGAAGAACCTCATGATCCCCGTTTCTGGTATCAACTCGGTGATAAAGAACGGGATGTCATTAGCATAATCGTACTGCATAGCTTTGAGCAACTTGTTTTCATCCGACACATAGAAGACCCCACCGGCAAACCCATCCATGGATCCATTGGTTGGATAGTGAATTTCTGAAGGAGTATTATACCCATTGCTGCGCAAACATTGAGCAACGTGGGAATTGTTGGGGGTCAGACTTCCAGGCATCTTGCGCAGTTTTAGTGGTCACCTAATAAAGGTAAAACAATCACAAATGAAAATTCAAGAATTTAAGTTGGTAAAACCGGCTATTTCAAAGTTTTTGGAATTATTACCACCCAAGCCATGGACTGTTGTTTTTGACATAGATGATACAGTCCTCGAGGGAGAGCCCCAGAAACGCATAAACCCCGTATATGAGGTATACAAATACCTTCTAAGCCAACCGGGGACTCGCATCTACTTCGTAACAGCCAGAGAGGCTAGCCCTGAAAACCTGGAATATACTAAGAATGATCTGAAGCGGCACGGAATGGGGCAATACCAATGTCTCTATTTGCGCCCCGCTGGGGAATGGAATTTTGCCAAGTTCAAGGCCGGTATTCGAACCTATATCAATCGCAAATATGGCCGAAGAGTTAATGTAAACGTGGGGAATTTGCTAACGGACTTGTTCGGTCCAGGCCAAATCACCAGATACAAGACTCAGTTGGACAAATTTAAGGTAACGCGATTTTACGTTGTCAAAACCCCCACGATCATTAGACTAAAACTTCCTTCGCTTTGGGCGGACAAGAGGCGTGCCAAGCCCCGAAGAAACTCTAGAGCAAAAAAATAAAAACCAAAAAAACATGTACTTGCTCAACATTGAGTCATGGGGACCCGCGTTCTGGCATGTAATGCATGCAGTCTCATTCATGTACCCAGAAAACCCAACCCCTCAAGACCAAACTAAATACGCCAATTTTTATGAGAATCTCATTGATGTGCTTCCCTGTCAAAAGTGCCGCAACCACTTTGCAGAAATTTTGCAAGAAATCCCTATGCAATTAAGATCGCGCCGAGAATTGTCGGAATGGGTGGTTAATGTTCACAATGAAGTCAACAAAAGTACTGGTAAGCCCGAACAAGATTATTTGGATGTTGTACAAGCCTATATGCCACCATCACTTCGCAGTACTGTTCTGGATGAAAGGGAGCTGGACGAGTTGGCGGAGCGGGAGAAGAGCTCAGGGGGGCCATCATCTTGTCTTTGGATATCGATCATCATCGGATCAATCTTAGCCATTATTCTTATTGTGGTCCTTGTGGTCGTGTGTTCAAAGAAAGGTTCGTCAAAATAGTCATTGTCATGTTAACAAAATGGATTTTGTAACTGGGCTTTTTTATTTGTTGGCGATTGGGGCCGTGGGGCTCGGAGCCACCTATTGGTGGAACTGTAGACAACTTGAAGCCAACAATGTTCCACCATCTATTTCAACACCTGTACCAAAAATCCAAGAAATTTTGGACAAGCTCAAGAACATGAAGGAAGAAGATGAAGAAGCCGATATCCGCATTTTTTTTAGTTCTACTAAGGAAAACAGCAATGTCTTGCACCATGAAAAATGCGATTAAACAAGGATACTCAGTCCCTCGATCCGCACTGGGGACACCAGGGGCACCAGGTCATCCCTGTGCATGTCCTGAGGACTCTAGACTTCGAGCTTACGGTGGATCATACACTCCGTCTGGTCAAAAGATTCATTACTACCAAGATGCTTGGCGTCCCCTGTTTACACGCGTCAATCCAGTCGTCATCGAGCCTGAACAATATTCACTGGGATCTTATGCGTTTTATCAACAAGCCTACAATGCCGCCTTCATGCCCAGACCCAACCATGTCTCTAGCAGCGGCCGGTATGCTACTGCTCCTGTTCAATATCATAAAGGCCAATACTCTTACTCTAATCCTCACGCAGGGAGGTTTCGATAGATGACCCCACAGAACGAGCTAAACTTCGGGCCCATGGGGACTGAATGAGTTTACCAGCCACATCACCAATATTTTCAAGAACCCTTTTGCTTGTGGACTTCTTGCCTTTAACAGGTCCACTCAGGCGAACGTGGGAAGTCAACCCAGAGACATTGGCCACTCGATTGTCTGAAATATGACTGAGAAAGGTGGAGAGAACACCCATATTCGGCAGAACCGCAATGCATGTCAGGTAGTTAGTAAACGACTGGGCCTCAAAATGCATATGATGTGTGACCGGGCTGCATTGACATATACGAACCTTTTCAATATATCTTCTAATATCAAATTGATTGTTTGTGTGCACTTCAACCGCGTGTTCTAAAAGATTCATGGCTTCTCGGATACTGCGGATATTAGTACCCTCGAGATTAATTTTTAGTCTTACTGTTTGTGACCCAGCTATCACTGGAATCTCCACACCCTCGTGGATCATCCAAATTACTAATTCCAAGTAGTCGAGCTTTGGCAGTGATTGTCCTTGACCCATAACCGTTTTTGTATATTATTCGGATATTTTATACGCGCATCTTGAATAAAAAACAATCATGTCTTCTTCTCAACTGTTGTCTTTATTTCGAGAGATTGATGAGGCGCAGAATTCAGATGAGCTGTGTAGAATAATCAACAAACAAACAGGTGGCCAAATTAACCCAGTATTAGTGTTTTATCGTAATGGCCTCCTGCGCTCTCAAGCTGAACTTAGAAAACTTGCCAAATCTACACTTTCACAAATGTTTAAAAGAGGCACCAACTCTCAATTATATACACCATTTTTTCAGGCAATTGTTAGTCAGCACCCAGACCCCATCGACATGCCTGTGCAAGCCCCTAGAGATACCGTGCAAAGAAGGTCCTGGTTATTTCAGCAAGGCTTAATGGACCCGCGTCTGTTTTTTGACGAAGAAGGATATCCTTTAGGTGTTGAAAAAAGCAATGGATTTTAGAGAACAATTTAAGAATTTATCATTGAAACATTTGGGCAAGGAAAGGGAGGTTGGGGCCCTGGAAAGACGGATGGTGCACACGTTAAGTCAGTCTCCCCCAAGGTACCATGATACCATACTGGAACAAGCTGTCCTAAACGTTAAGTTGTGCATTTTGCTCAAAGGTAGACCGGACCTCAGTGATATTGAGTACGTTAACATGGTATCTCAGAGCTTTGCGTTTCTTGATTCTGCGTTCAAAAGCGCATCGGTTCCAAAATTAGACCCACCTCATTAAAAAAAGCACGGTATGCCCCGCAAAGCTTACCCTTGGAGCCACCTTGTTTCTCAAATTCCTGAGGATGATGATGATACCATTGTAGACTTGACCGAAGTTAAAGAACTTCAACGCGAGCTGGTAAATGTGAAGGAAGTTTTGCGTAAATCCCAAGCAGATTTTCAGTCACTGGAAAATATCAGCCGGGAAACGATGGATGTCCTGGAGGCCAAGATCAAAGAGCTTCAGTCTCAGAACTCCAGAAACTTGGATGAGCTCACATATGTCATGTTGACTCAAAAGATCATTGCTCACACAAGACAACTGTCACCAGAAGACACCAAGCGCAAGATTCTTATTGGTGTGCGATCATGGTTAACTCAACGTGGGAAAATACTCAAATATATGCAAGAACATAAGATTAACCCTGAAATTCAAGAACAAGTTCAACATTTGCTGCAGTTAGACAAAAATACCATCCTTTTGCGTTTAAGGGCAATCATGGAACCTCAAGAGACCGAGGAACCCGAGGAACCCAAGGAACCCGAAGAACCCAAGGAACCCGAAGAACCCGAAGAACCCGAGGGACCCAATGACTCCAAGGAACCCTTATCGGAATTGCAATCCGTACGATCCCATGCTTCCGAGGTCCCCGAGATGAAGTCCATACGGTCCATGCGGTCCCATGCTTCTGAGGTCCCCAAGATGAAGTCCATGCGGTCCGTACGGTCCCATGCTTCCGAGGTCCCCAAGATGAAGTCCATGCGGTCCGTACGGTCACGTGCTTCCGAGGATCCCAATATGAAGTCCATGCGGTCCATGCGGTCCGTACGGTCACGTGCTTCCGAGGATCCCAATATGAAGTCCATGCGGTCCATGCGGTCCATGCGGTCCCACGCATCTGAGGTTCCCAAGATGACTTCCATGCGCTCTCATGCTTCAGCGGCCCCTAGGATGCGCTCCCAATTGGATTATTCGTCTCTTCCAGACTATTTAAAGTCTCTAATCTCTGAAAACTCTTGGGAACAAGAATAAAAAAATGTTGTATTTGGTAATATTGAGTTTAGTCACATTGGTTGCATGTCTTCTGTCTAATTGGTATGCTGCTCAACGTGCCAAACATGCAAGCTGGCCTAAAATTGTGGATTCTGTGCATGATCACATTCCTCCCATTCCTAAATGGATACCAGAGTTGTTAATGATACTTCCTGTTGTTTATTTAGTTCTAAGTTGTCAATGGACTTGGCTTTCGAGAGGAGCTGAGATTTACCTCTGGATGCTTCTCTTTAAATGTGTTTTTGTTCATGCCACAGTGCTACCAAGTATTGACCGCAATTGCGACCGTCCATTTTTTACGTTGGGAAACTGCAACGACTATATGTTTTCTGGACATACTGTCTTGGTCACAGTCGCTGCATTGGCTGCTATGAGTGCCGGTCTATGGTCTCCCGCAATGGCTGGATTATACGTTATGGTTACTATGATTGCTATTACTGCGGCCAGAAATCATTACTTTGTCGACACCCTAGTTGCAGCTCTTTTCACGGTGGCTGTTTGGAAGTCTACGTGCCCCCACTAGTTCTGTTCATCCCACGATTTCGCGCGTGTTGACCAGATAAGGCATACCCCAACACCTTTTTGGGGTTTCTGAAGTCAGTTAGGACCCGGAAAACCTTACCTCGAAAGGTCCACAACAAGGCTGGATAACATTGAACCACATTACGATAATTATACGCCACTTCTGGCACTTTGTCTACATCAACCACCAAAAGACGAGTCTGAGTGCCCGCAAACCAAGGAATTAGACTTTGTTGAAGAATATCCAAGCCATGTGATCCTCGGTGAAGGTACACAAGAATGGGCCGCATCTCGCGTTGAGTGAAACTATTATATTCCTGCCAACAACGCATCAGAAAAATATTCCAAGCAGTCGGAGTTGGGCTCAGTTCTTCTAGCATTGGTTGATATATTTGATTTTGGTAACAACCTTCTTGGTACCTCTGATTTCGTAAAGGTACTTCTTGCTGCATTTTTATTCTTTTTGTTCTTCAGCCCCCAAAATTAAAGGTACCAATGGCTTACTAATCGCCACCCAATGGTTCATGCTAGCAAGCTGCCAGTGATTAATATCCGCGCGATTCAAAAGTAAAAGGTACGCCTGTGAAGAGCTTGTGCTTAATACTTGTGTGTGATGAAATCCCCACGATGAAAAGATAATAAATCCTAACTTCTCGAACCATGGATGATGTTGAAGGAGCCACGAAAGACAAGTGTCGTTACCTTGGAATGATGCCCCACGAGTTTCAATTAGCGTCTGAAGTTGATGAAGGTCCGTTGGACAAACGAGTCCTTGTTCAGTCCACATTTTCTTACAGAAATTAGCTTGATTATCATAGTTCAAGGACCCCGATAACAGTTTGCGCACCTGCATCATAGTTTTGATGGGATACCCCAGAGCCTTTAAACTGTGACATAACACGTGAAACATGCAATCTCCATTACCACCACACTCGTGAAATTCAAAATGAATCGGCGCGTCCACCCACAAGGCCAATGATGTACTGTGGCTCATTCGTTTATCTTTCTAGAAATGTTCCACAAAAAATCAAAGCCATCAAATCAAATCAAAAACAATGGAAACGTGGGCAAACATGGACAGCGATGATGATAATTCTGTTCTTAACGCAGTTGGATTCCCCAAATCACCGAGTTCGCCAAGGTCACCAAGGTCGCCAAGGTCACCAAGGTCACCAAGGTCACCAAGGTCACCAAGGTCGCCAAGGTCACCAAGGTTACCGGGTTCGCCAAGGTCACCAAGGCCTACATTGTCCTCAAAGTTACATGAATTACCTCCTGGGTCTCCTCCAAAATCCCCGGTGTCTCCTGGGCCCCATAGGCCACCACCGGTGTCCCCAAATGTTCATGATGGACCCCCTGGTGATACATCTATTGAAGCCGGTGAAATACCTAGTCAACCTGCTCGACCTTGTCGTTATTTTAATCGAAGAAATGGCTGTCGTGATGGCGACCGATGCGAGTTTCGCCACGAACGTCAAGTTTGTTCATTTTTTAACACTGAAAGTGGATGCTTTAAGGGGGGTGATTGTCCTTTTTTGCACAGCAGAGGCAGTTCACAAACCCGGCCTCCTCGAAATCTTCACCGCTGCCCGAACGATGGTTGCCCTAATATGTGCCTTGGTCGACAATGTCGTGAATGTCATCATCGCCGTCAACCAAGAAGACGGCAGGGTCATCTTTGCCCCGAATGCCAGTACAACACATGCTTTGGAAGGCGATGTCGAGATTGTCATCTATCAGCCCAAAGAAGACCCAGCTCGTACGAGAGACAACGACGGCCTCGTCGACATGGATATGCTCCTTACTGAGGATCTTTTTGCTGGGTTTCACACTCCTTGAGCGCTTCTTTTGCCTTGTTTACAGCATCACGAAGACTGCGTGTTTGAGTATAAAAATAAAGCCCTAATGCTCCATATGCTACTATTCCTGTAAAAATAGTTTCCACGGCGGGCAATGTAAGCTCTTTTTCTGCTGATTTTGAGGTTGTAAATTGAGACCGAGGGCTTAACTGCGGTCGGGGTCGAGTTGAGGATGTGAATGAAGATCGGGGTTGCGGGGAATATCGGTCACCCGAGTCTTCAAGGAGGTC